ATCTCAGCAACAGACTTCTCACTATCTACCACACAATGGGAAACAGTATTGCCTGCCTCGCTCGTTTGGACAGGCGTAAATGCTACACTTATATGGACTAACGCGACTGGAGCACTAACCTAATGGCAACTACAACGACAAACTTTGGTTTTGACATTCCACAGTCAAGCGACCTAGTTAAGAATGGCGCGACTGCTATCGCAGAGCTTGGTCAGGACATCGACACCAAGTTTGCTGGCATGACAGTCAATGCACAGACTGGCACTGCTTACACAGCAGTCAAAGCAGACGGTCTCAACGCTATTGTCACAATGGACAATGCAGCAGCTAACATTTTTAGCATCCCAACTGATGCAACATATAACTTTCCTATTGGTACAACCCTAGTGGTCTACCAAAAGGGTGCAGGCATTACAAGCATCAACGCAGTCACATCTGGTACTACAACAGTTACAAGTGCTGGAACAGTCTCAGCAGTACCAGTCTTGGCTCGCTATAAGGCTGCTGTTGCTATTAAATTAGCAGCTAACTCATGGACTGTAGTAGGTGGCATTGCGTAATGCTTAACTCAATAACAGGCATTATTGCTTCTAGTGGCGGCGCAGCTAGTGGACCTACAAGTGTTGAATACCTTGTTGTTGCAGGCGGCGGCGGCGGCGGTGGTGGTGTAATCAATGGTGAATTAGTATTTTATGGTGGCGGTGGTGGTGGTGGTGGTTTATTAAATAGCACTCTTGCTGTAACTGCGGGAACACCTTACACAGTCACAGTTGGAGCTGGTGGTGCGGGTGGAACAGCTGGTAACACTTCAGCAAATACATCGGGTAAAGGTGGCACTGGTGTTTCTTCAGTTTTTGCAAGTGTCTCTACAACTGGCGGCGGGGGTGGTGGCGCAGGTCGCCATAATACTCAAACACCTATCAACGGACTTACTGGTGGCTCAGGCGGCGGTGGTGGATCAACCGATTCCTTAACAGGACAAGGTGCTGCAGGTGTTTCAGGTCAAGGCTTTGCAGGTGGTAATGGAACATTAGGCGGTTCACAAGGCGGCGGCGGTGGTGGCGCAGGTGGAACTGGAAGCGTAGGTGGTGCTGCTGGTGCTGGGGTTACTGTATTTGGATTGTCAGATCTTTCAAAGGGTGGCGTTGGTAATTCTGCTGGGTCAGCTGGCGCAGCAAATACAGGGCGAGCTGGTGGAAGTGATGCAGGTAGTTCTCCTGGTGGCGCAGGTGGTTCTGGTCTGGTGATGATTCGTTATTCAGATACATTCCCTTTAGCAACATTAACAACAGGCTCACCTACAATTACAACAGCTGGCGGATACAGAACTTACAAGTGGACTGGAAGCGGGAGCATAACTTTCTAATGGCACATGTAGCAGAATTAAATGAAAATAATGAAGTCATTCGTGTAATTGTCGTACATAACGATTATGAAGATTCTGTTGAAGAATGGGCTACGCAATGGGCAAATGGTGGAAATTGGAAACAAACCAGCTATAACAATAAGATAAGAAAAAATTATGCTGGGATTGGTTATACATACGATCCGCAGCGCGATGCTTTTATTCCGCCTAAACCTATTTGCCATAGTGAAGTTAAACTAAATGAAGAATCTTGTTTATGGGAATGTGCTAATGACGAGCATAAAGCCTAAGTTAAGTCACGCAGCGATCCAGTTACGAGAGCAGCTAGATGACTCGTTCCCGAGCCGTGGTAGGCGTAGCGATGGATGGATCGCAGATGCAAGGCACATGCGTGCTGGCAAGTCTGATCACATACCAGATGCTCAGGGCTGGGTTCGTGCCTTTGACGCATCGCGTGACCTTTTCGAAGGATCAGAACCAGACATTATGGGTGATCTTTGTGACCAGTTACGAATCGCTTGCAAGTCTAAACAAGAAAAGCGAATTGCCTACATCATTTTTGAGGGTCGAATTTGTTCCAGAATCCTTAATTGGAAATGGCGTACGTACAAGGGCGCAAACAAACACACGAAGCATGCTCATTTTAGCTTTAAAAAAGAAGCTGATAATGACGGGGCTTTTTTTCAAGTATCTATGTTAGGCGGAGAATAATGAACATGAAGCATCCAGTAGTGATCTCAGTCGGAGCCTTTCTTGCAGTATGGGGAACGACATCTAACTTCTCTCTAGACTATCGCCACATTCTAGGCGCGATCGTTGCAGGAGTATTCGGTTACGCGAGTCCTAAAAAGTGAGCCAGACAGATTTCTTTAGCCTTTACATCAGCACCTTGCTAGTCATTGGTGGGCTCGCAGGCTATGTCATTACTCATCTGCTCTCAGAGATTAAGCGACTCAATCAGCGTGTCGATGAGATCTATAACATCCTTCTAGAGCGATAATTTTGTCATGGCAAGAAAAGCAACTAAGAATCTAGTTGAGCAAGATTACTCAGCTCTCGATGCTTATTGCATTGGGATGTATGAGTTTGCTCAAAGTCTAAAGCGAGCAGGCTTTGATGAGGAAACAGTGCTTGGCATCATCGTAGAGCGATCAGCCTATCCTGCTTGGATCTTGCCTGATCCAATAGAGCCAGAACGCTTCGGTGACTATGAAGATGAGGATGACGATTAAGCGCACGGTCGTAATTCCAGACCTTCAGTGCCCATATGAAGATTCACATTTGGTCACTAACCTTGCAGCCTTCATTAAATCTTTTAGACCAGACGCCGTTCTGACTATTGGCGATGAGATAGATCTACCTCAGATAAGCCGCTGGCATGAGAATCAGCCAGGCTGGTATGAGCAGACTCTTGCAGCTGATAGAGATCGTACTGTTGATGTGCTATGGGAATTGACTCAGCATGTTAAGGAAGCGCACATGGTGCGTAGCAACCATTGTGATCGTCTATACAATGTCATCATGAAAAAGATTCCTGCCTTCATGTCATTGCCAGAATTAAAGCTAGAAAAGTTTCTAAAGCTCGATGAGCTAGGCATTAAATACTGGAAAGAGCCTATGCCGATTGCTAAAGGCTGGGTGGCCATTCATGGTGATCTAGGAGCATTGAACCCCAACCCTGGCATGTCAGCTCTAAACCAGGCTAAGCGCATGGGCGTGTCGGTAATTATGGGACACACGCATCGAGCTGGTAGAAGTGCCGTTTCTGAGGCCTACAATGGCTCTGTAAGGCGCGTACTGCATGGAGTTGAGGTAGGACATGCAATGAACGTAAGGGCCGCCAAATACGTTTCTTCGCCGAATTGGCAGCAAGCCTTTGCCATAGTCACCGAGCATAATAAGAATGTCCAGGTTGATCTGATCTATGTGGAGAAAGATGGCACCTTTCTTGTACACGGTAAGCGATACGGACGCGCTCGATAATCGTTATCGTTTCGTTACCTAAATATGCTTGACCTGGCTATCCAGCCGTGAGACCGTATTCCTACAGAGCTAGTGAAGGGCACTAGCTCTTAGGACGATAGGAAACACAATGAAGATAACAGCAAAAGACTTTGATGCACTAACAGACACCATTATGGGCTGGAAGGGTAACGACTGGGAGATCCAGGCAGATCGCTTCACAGACAAGGTTTCTTTTGATTGGGCAGTATGTTACTGGGTTGAGACAGCAGCTAATCTAATACTGGCTCGCACATTCCTAGAAGATAATGACCATGCTTTCCAGGCATCTTATGACGAAAACATGGAGTCATATATCCTGCTTACTAACTACGACTCATACAACATGGCAGTGAGCGCATAATGGGTGCTATTGAGATTTATGGCCCGCTTGCAGTCGAGAAGTGGTATTGCCTTTATTGCAGCTTTGACATGACAATCACTGGTATTTGCACAGACTGCAATGAATACAAAAGCGCAGTCACGTTAGAAGAATTCGTAGAACACAATGGACATTATCCACGACTAAGGGTGGTCAAATAATGAGCAATCAAGACAAGATGCTGGCAATCTGCTTTATCGGTTTAATCTTTAGTATGAGCCTTATTGCTATAGATGCGTATAGAGTAGGCAAGGAACGTGGTATCCGAGAGGGTTGGCATCGAGGTCGATCCCTGAGCAGACAGGAATTTTGGGAAGAATGAAATATACAGAGATATTACAAAGTGCAACCGACATCATCCAGGATCGTGGTCTTAACGACTATGGTCATCCTGCGGATAACATGCAACACGCCGCAATGCTTATCTCAGCATACTTACAGATGCCAGTCACGGATTATCAAGTATGCGGGATACTCGCGCTTATCAAAATCGCTAGAGCTACAACTGGCAATCCAGACAAAGCCGATAATTACATTGACGGAGCCGCTTATCTCGCATTAATGGGCGAATTGGCTACTGAGGAGAATGAGCTTTATGTTTAATCTTGATGATTATGAGGATGTGGCAGCTCGCGTTCTACGTTTCCAAAAAATGTATCCAGAAGGAAGGATAGTTACAGATGTCATTCAATTTAATCCAGAAAAAGGAATTGTCCTTATATCGGCGCAGATTTATCGCAATGGTAGCGATACATTGCCTGCGGGGGTTGATTACGCTTACGGAGATGCTTCTACGTTTAACGCAGGCATGCGTAAATGGTATGTTGAAGATACATCGTCAAGTGCAATAGGCCGCGCACTCAGCCTGGTATTAGAAACTCAGAAGAAACCCACAAAACAAAATATGCAACGAGTCGTAGAACAGAAGGCTGAGAAGCCAGCTGTTAAAGATGTAAAGCCAGAAGATCAGGACTATTGGACTACACCTGTCAATGAATATATGAAGGTAGTAGATGCTCCAGTGACGCTTGACAAGGCTATGCAAAATGTTGCAGACATTATCGGTACAGCAGAAGCATCTGAAGTACCACAATGCAAGCACGGATCTATGGTCTGGAAAACTGGACATAGCACAAAGACTGGCAAGGATTGGGCAGCATATCAATGCACAGCTTTAGGTCATTCAGGGTTTGAGGGTAAATGTCCAGCAGTATGGTATGTGTTAGGCAGTGATGGTAAATGGCAACCACAGAAAGCGAGAGTATAATGGGACATGTAGGAATTAAGATAAATGGTGAATGGCTAGATCTAATGTCAGCTTTTATTGCTTGTCAGCTATGCAATCAGCCAGTCCAGATACGCGACTTAGAGGACATTGCCTCTGATTCAGTCAATGGCATTGTTACTTGGCAATGTGCTAAGTGCAAAGCAGTGAATGGCTAGTCAAGCACGAAAGCACAGAGGTTTCCGCACAGAGCGTGTGGTTGCACAGTACCTATCGACTGTGTGGCCTAGTGCATGTGTGGGAAGGGGTAGTGGTAAAGATATTTACAATGTCCCTTTTGACGCAGAAATAAAGGCCCGCGCCTCATTTCAGCCGTTAGAATACATCCGACAATACAAAGCACGCACAGCCATTTCGGGGGAATTAGGATTTGCTGTGATGCGTCTTAATGGACAGGGAGAAAACGCAGAGGACTATGCCTGCGTTATCCGATTAGGCGATCTATTACCACTACTCCAACTTAAATACGGTCACATTACTAGCCAACCTACAGAAGCAGATATTGACCGCTGCACAGCTTGTGGGTCTTACATGATACAGAGGTGCTTAACTTGCCAACCTACGATTACAAATGCACAAGATGCAATCTTAGTCAAGAAGTCCAACA